GACAGGGGTTTTCTGGTAAGAAGACCCAGTTGGGTGTCAAGATGTCCAAGACTGTAAAAAAGGTTGGGTCTCTTAATCTCAAGACTCTGATTGAGGAAGACAAATTATTTTTCAATGATTATGAGATTATCTCAGAGTTGACAACCTTCATCTCAAAACACAATTCATTTGAAGCAGAAGAAGGTTGCAATGATGACTTGGCAATGTGTCTTGTCATCTATGCCTGGTTGGTCCAAATGGACTACTTTAAGGAATTGACTGACCAGGATGTTCGTAAGAGATTATATGAAGAACAGAAAAATCAAATTGAGCAGGACATGGCACCATTTGGGTTTATGGACGATGGATTAGATGATGATAGTTTTACTGATGGGGAAGACAGGTGGTTTAAAGCAGATGAATATGGTGATAGATCTTTTATGTGGGAGTATCTATCTTAATGGATTTAGATGGTCAGATTAAGTTAGGTCATCTACTTTTACATGATAGAAAATGTAGAAGTTGCGGAGAGATAAAAAATTTAGTAGATGGATTTTATAGAACCAGAAAGGACAGAGGTCCAGTTGCTTCTTCATACTCTTATGAGTGTAAAGAGTGTACGATAAAGAGAATATTAGCAACCAAAAAATCAGATAATAGGTGGGAGTATCCAGACTGGTAGTTCACGTCAAGTTTCCCCTGTGAAAACATGCTTTTTAATAAATATTTTCAGTAACATGAGACCACGGAGAAAAAAACATGGCGACTCCTCAATTGTCTCCAGGCGTATTAGTCAGGGAGGTTGACCTTACAGTAGGAAGAGCTGAGAATGTATTAGATAATATTGGTGCAATTGCAGGACCTTTTGCTATTGGACCCGTTGACGAAGCGACCGACATCCAAACTGAGCAGCAACTCATTGACACGTTTGGTAAACCCATCTCTACCGATGCACAGTACGAGTACTGGATGAGTGCATCCAACTTCCTGTCCTACGGTGGAGTACTTAAGGTTGTCAGAACCGATGATACCCAGCTGAACAATGCTAACGCTGGTGTTGGTATTGCTTCGACAACATCGCTGAAAATCAATAACTACGACGACTATCAGCAGAACCATAAGGAAAGCGACAATACTTTCACTTATGCTGCTAAGAACCCTGGAACCTGGGGCAACAATCTGAAAGTCTGCTACATTGACGATTTCGCAGACCAGATTGTTGGTATCGCAACCACCTCTCTTGATGGTATTGGTGCTGAGGTTGGATTTGGTGTTACTGCTTCCTTGAGTGGAGTTGTAATTCCTGGATCTGGAACTACCTCTGAGTTCACTGGATTCTTGAAAGGAATCATCACGGGTGTAACGACAGACGCTTCTGGAAACTCCAGCACCATCGACGTTAAAGTTGTTTCTCGCGTTGAAACAGTTGGAACTGGTTCTACTGAAACTGCCATCACGTATGCAGAAGGGACTTCCTTCGCAGCATTCGGAACTGGAACTGCACTGAATATCGTCAATAACTCTGGTGTTAACACGACTGGTAGACTTTCTGCTGCTCTAACACCTGCAACTGCTATTGACTGGTATGATCAGCAGACCCTTGGACTGACCAACTCCACGCTGTACTGGAAGACTATTGCTCCAAGACCAATCTCCTCTAATTATGTAACATCAAGAAACGGTAAGAATGACGGCATTCACGTTGCAGTCGTAGATGATGACGGAAGCATCACTGGAATCAAGGGCAATCTGCTTGAGAGTCACACTAACCTGTCTAAGGCAGGAGACGCTGTTTCTGACTACAACGCACCTACCAAGAACTACTACAAAGATTATATTGCAGACTTCTCCGCGAATGTCTATGTTGGATATAACCTTTCCACTGGTATTACTACTAGCGGCGGTTCTACCTGTGTACCTAGAGCATCTGGATTCTCCACCGACTTCACCGCAGTCACAACTGGCGACGGTCTCTTCGGTCTGAACGCTCAAGATACCACCTTCTCTGTCCTGGGTAACAAGACCTTCACCCTTGGTGGCGGTGTTGACTACTCCGCAACTGGCGGAATGAAGGCAGAACTCTCTAACCTGATTACTTCCTACGGTCTCTTCTCCAATAAGGATGAGATTGAAGTTGATTACCTGATCATGGGACCTGGTTGCGTAGGCGAATCTGATTCGCAGGCAAAAGCAAACTACATCATCTCTCTTGCTAATGCAAGAAAGGATTGTGTTGCAGTTATCGGACCTCACAGAGGAAACATCGTTAACGTAACCAACACAACCACTCAGACCAATAATCTGATTAACTTCTTCTCGCCACTGACCTCTTCTTCGTATGCGGTCTTCGATAGTGGTTATAAGTACCAGTTTGATAGATTCAACAACATCTTCCGTTACGTACCATGTAACCCTGATGTTGCTGGTCTGATGACACGCACTAACTTGGTTGCGTTCCCATGGTTCTCGCCTGCTGGACAACAGCGCGGTGTTATTAACAATGCAGTCAAACTTGCATACAACCCAACCAAAGCACAAAGAGACAAACTGTATCCTAACAGAATTAACTCCTTTATCACCACACCTGGTATCGGAACACTTCTGTTCGGAGACAAAACCGCTCTCGGTTATGCCTCCGCATTCGACAGAATTAACGTTCGTCGTCTGTTCCTCACCATTGAGCAAGCACTTGAAAGAGCGGCACAAGCTCAACTCTTTGAACTCAATGATGAGTTAACGAGAGCAAACTTCAGAAACATCGTCGAACCATACCTTCGTGACATTGAATCGAAGAGAGGACTCTATGGTTACTTGGTTGTTTGTGACGCAACAAACAATACTCCAGATGTTATTGATAATAATGAGTTTAGAGCAGACATCTTCCTGAAGCCTGCTAGAAGCATCAACTACGTAACCCTTACCTTCGTTGCTACCAGAACTGGCGTCAGTTTTGAAGAAGTAGCGGGTAGAGTTTGATCATATTATCTAAATAACACTACGGAGGATTAAACAATGGCTAACTCACTTACCGACTTTAAATCCAAACTGGTTGGCGGCGGCGCTCGCCCCAATCTGTTTGAGGTTGAGATCACACCTGGCGATTTGCCTTCTGGGATCGCTGCGTTGGATGGAGACGTTTTTAAATACATGTGCAAAGCAGCAAACCTGCCTGCTTCAAACGTAGCTTCGATTGACGTTCCTTTTAGAGGACGTACTTTCAAAGTTGCTGGTGATCGTACATTCGACACCTGGACCATTACTGTCATCAATGACACTGATTTCAAAATCAGAAGAACGATGGAAGAATGGGCACAATTCGTTGCTCAGTACCAAGAAGGTTCTGGTGCAACCACCCCTGATACCTACATGGCATCTGCCACTGTTAGACAACTGGGAAGACAACAGTCCAATATTGGTTATGGTGAAGGTAATTCCAGGGGAACTGGTCTTGAGACTATTGCAGTCTATAAGTTTGCAGATATTTTTCCAACTAATATCTCTGCAATCGACCTTTCTTACGATACCACTGATACCATTGAAGAGTTTACTGTTGAATTTACAGTTAACTACTGGTATCCTGAGTCTAAGGATGGCGCAACAGGCAACAACGCCTGATACCTGACTCTCTAAATAGTCTAAGGAAACTTAGATTTATATAATCATGTCCAAGTTATTTGGGTTCTCTATTGAGGACACCGAACCACTATCTCCAGGTGCTGTCAGTCCTGTTCCTCCTAACAATGAGGACGGGTCTGACCACTATATGAGTAGTGGTTTTTTTGGTTCTTATGTTGACATCGAAGGTGTATATCGCACTGAGTTTGATCTAATCAAAAGATATCGTGAAATGGCACTTCATCCTGAAGCGGATAGTGCCATTGAAGATATTGTAAACGAAGCAATCGTTTCTGATTCTAACGATAGTCCTGTAGAAATTGAACTTTCAAATCTAAATGCCAGTGATGGTATCAAAACTAAAATTCGTAAAGAGTTTAAGTATATTCTAGATTTATTGGATTTTGATAAAAAGGCACATGAAATTTACCGTAACTGGTATATTGATGGTCGTATCTATTATCATAAAATTATTGATCTAAAGAATCCCCAAGAAGGTATTCAAGAACTTCGTTATATTGACGCAATGAAAATGCGTTATGTAAGACAACAGAAGAAAAAGAAGAACGATGCTTCGGCTGTTGTAAGACTGCAGAGTAATAATCCTATGGATTATGACTTTCCAGAAATCGAAGAATACTTCATTTATAATCCAAAGTCTACTTATCCTACTGGCAACCCAATGCAAACGGGTGCAAGTCAAGGAATAAAAATTGCAAGAGACGCAATTACCTATTGTACGTCTGGTTTAGTAGATAGAAATAAGGGATCAACACTCTCATATCTTCATAAAGCAATTAAATCTATCAATCAACTTCGTATGATTGAAGACTCTCTGGTCATTTATCGTTTGTCCAGAGCACCAGAACGTAGAATTTTCTACATTGACGTTGGTAATCTACCTAAGCAAAAGGCAGAACAATACCTCCGTGATGTCATGATGCGTTATCGCAACAAACTTGTATACGATGCAAACACAGGAGAGATCCGTGATGACAAAAAATACATGGCAATGCTTGAGGATTTCTGGCTTCCTAGACGAGAGGGAGGACGTGGTACTGAAATTTCTACTCTTCCTGGAGGTCAAAACCTTGGTGAAATCACGGATATTGAGTACTTTAAGAAAAAGCTATACAGATCACTTAACGTCCCCCCGTCTAGAATGGATGGCGAAGGCGGATTTAATCTGGGAAGATCCTCCGAAATCCTCAGAGACGAACTGAAGTTTACCAAATTTGTTGCACGTTTAAGAAAGAGATTCTCCAACATGTTCAATGACATGCTGAAGACTCAACTTATTCTTAAAAACATTATCACTCCCGAAGATTGGGAGACGATGAGTGAGCATATTCAGTATGATTTCCTCTACGATAATCACTTCTCTGAACTGAAAGAGGCAGAACTCATGAATGAGAGACTGTCTTTGGCAGCAACAGCAGAACCATATATCGGTAAGTATTACTCTCAGGATTATGTCCGTCGTAAGATCTTACGTCAGACTGACATTGAGATTCTTGAGCAGGATAAACTGATTGAAAAAGAAATTAAAGATGGTGTAATTCCTGATCCAAATGCACCTGTTGATCCAGAAACTGGTCAACCTTTAGATGCAGCATCCATGGATTTAGGTCAACCTCAGATGGAACCAGAGATTGATGGTTCTGCCACTGAGGCACCAGAAATGCCCAAGGGTGGGGAGATATAAATACCCATAGTCGTATACTATACAATTAAATGGATGACCTTTTAGATATGATCATTGCTGATGAGTCACCATCTCAAATTAGTGATGCTATCAAAGATGTTCTCTATGCAAAGTCTGCAGAAAGAGTTGATGCATTTCGTCCCTTAGTATCAAATGGTCTTTTCAGTGGAGAAGATCAAATTGAAGTTGAAATTGAGGACGAAGCACCTGAATCCACCGATGGTGTCTGATTTATAAATAACTACTATAAATGAACTCTAAAGAATAATGGGACATAAACCAGTAGGAGTAAATTCCTCTTTTGCAATCGCTAGTGGTGCAAACAGAAGAGGTGTTGATCAAACCCTTCAACAGTCAGACTCATTAAGGGTCGTGGCAAAAGGTGCAGGTTGTCATGTTGCTATTGGAACTCTTCCAACAGCAGCAACGACAAATTATTATGTGCATTCTGGAGAATCAGAAGTCATTTCCTTAGGAACAGTAAAATCAAATAGAGTTACTGGTATTACTACTGGTGCCACTACCACTATTGATTTTGCTGAGGGAACAGGATCTCCTTTTGAAGTGGGAGATGCAGTTTCACTAACGGTAACTGGACAATCTGATTATGATTTTACTCATAAGATTGTCTCTTCTGTGAATACCACTAGTGGTGTTTCTGGATATTTTAACACAAGAATCGTTGTTGATCACGATTCCTCTGCAGGAAACCCAGCATCATTATTATCAAGTTCACAAGCAATATTGAGAGGCTCCTTCATGGTTGCTGCATATGGTGATGGAACTGGAACACTTCATTATCAACAAGTACAATCAAGCGGAGGATCATCCTAATGAAACTGATCAGAGAAGAAATTGAATCAGTAGAGTTTCTTGTCGAACAGAAAAACGGCAAGAAATCTATGTACATTGAGGGAGTTTTCCTCCAGGGTAACATCAAGAACCGTAATGGTCGTATGTATCCTATGGAAACACTTCGTCGTGAAGTTGGTAGATATAATGAAAATCATATCCAAGCCGGAAGAGCACTCGGTGAACTTGGACACCCTGATGGGCCTACCGTTAATCTCGACAGAGTATCCCACAAGATTGTATCTTTGAAGGAGAATGGTTCTAACTTCATTGGTAAAGCAAAACTTTTGAACACACCAATGGGCAAAATCGCATCTTCTCTCGTAGAAGAAGGTGTAAAACTCGGTGTATCTTCCCGTGGTATCGGTTCATTAAAACAGACCCGTGAGGGTGTTAACATCGTCGGTGATGATTTTATGTTAGCAACTGCTGCTGATATCGTTGCCGATCCTTCTGCTCCCGATGCATTTGTTGAGGGAATTATGGAAGGTAAAGAGTGGGTATGGGATGGTGGCATTCTTCGTGAGAAGTATGCAGAAAAAACCTATAAAGAAATCAACACTCTGGTAACCCAGAAACAACTTGACGAGAAAAAGTTAAGCTTGTTTAATGATTTCCTTTCTAATCTTTAATTTTATAAATAAATATAGTTTTAATACGGAAAAAACGGAGAGTTAAAATGTCTCGTGGTAAAAAATTACAAGAAATGGAAGTAAAGACACAGCAAGCCCGCACCGCCGTTAATGCTGGAGCAAGGCCTGCTGATCCGATGCCTAAAATGGCAGATCCAGGAACCCAGTTAGGCAGTGTTGAGGATCTTGGTGGTCCTACTCCA